TATAAAAAATATAAAATAATTAAAAATACTTAAAGAGATATCACTATATATGATTGTGAACACAAACAGCACAACATGTATAAAAAGGTTAATTTTTAATAATATTTGTGTTCTGTAAAAGTATAACTTCTTAGGAAGAACAATTTTACTGTGGTGATATGTCTGAGTGGTTTAAGGAGCTGATTTAGAATATCAGTGGGCTCTGCCCGCGTAGGTTCGAATCCTACTGTCACCGTAACTTCGTTGTTGTGAAACTTAATATAAGTTGTTATAGAAAACCCTTTTAGAAAACCATTTTAGAAAACCCTTTTAGAAAAAGTAAATTGGTAAATAAGCATAGGGTCTTATAGGGAGAGGCACTCTCCCTATGGTGATATGGCAGAGTGGTCTATTGCGATTGGGTGCTGACCAATTGGGGTTTCCCCGCGTAGGTTCGAATCCTACTGTCACCGAAACTAATTAAATTAACCAAGTTAATGCGTAGGGTTCTAAAGGGGATATGCAATCTCCCTTTTCTCTTTGCCGATTAGCTCAGTTGGTCAGAGCGCCTGTCTTATGAACAGGAGGTCGTGGGTTCGAGCCCCACATTGGCAAGAAGGTGGTTTATGTAGGAAGTTCCTCCGTACTAAATAACATCTATCGCAATTCGTAATTTTGAGTATAGACTGATGATAAGGTCAAGATGTTTAGTTTAAAAACTAAAAAAAAATCTATGGACACATACAGCACTTTTGTTTCTGCAAAAAGAAAAAAAATGTGTCCTGTATTAAAATGGCGATATGTCTGAGTGGTCTAAGGAGCCGGCTTTGAACACCGGTGGGCTCTGCCCGCGTAGGTTCGAATCCTACTGTCGCCGTAAAAATATAAAAAGTTAAATAGTAAATCAGTTAACAAGCGTAGGGATCAAAAGGGAGATGCAATCTCCCTTTGTTAGACTGAAAATCTGAAGGTTGTGTGTTCAAATCACACTTGCGACATAAAGCCGGTTAGCTCAGTTGGTCAGAGCGTCTGTCTAATAAACAGAAGGTCGTGGGTTCAAGCCCCACACTGGCTACGTACAAAGTAGTATATTAATATGAACTGAAAAAAAATTCATATTAATTTATAACATAACATAAGATTAGTTAGATGTATTTTCCAACAAACTTATATGCCTTCAATATATCATTATCAATTTGATACCATCTGAATTTCAATTTACATGATATTCCATACTTATATCCACTCTTATATCCACTCCTGTAATATGAAGTATTTACCCGAACAGCATCATACTGACAATTATAAACCAATCTTGCAGGCAAATTGCCATGTAAATTCAAATCTGTTACGAAATCACTACCAATACATTTGTTCTGCCAAAATTTATCTACAACATACTCCATTTCTCCTTTATCTGCAGCTTGTTCAAGTTTGACTTTCATATCTTCTGAATTTAACATGTCAAGATACTTTTGACGCATCTCTTGGCATTTTTTCTCTTCTTTTGCACAATAATCTTCATATTCTTTTCGCTTATTTTCTTCATTACTATTTTGAGCATATATTGCTTTTTCAAAAAGATCCATATCACTGTTTAATCTTGATTTGTTTTTAAATTTGGTGAAAAGTTATATAAAATATTTAAAAAAATAATTTTTTATATAAAGTATGTCTATTGAACATAAAGATACTTCAAATTGTGAAGCAATTATTGTTGCCCCAATAGAGTTGAAACCACTTCCATTGCATTTTTGCAGATCACCATTAAGAACATTATATATTCTACCTGAATTTGATAGTGATCAACAAATTGGACATGTACATTGGTGTGAGTTTCCTGCAAAATCTCTTATCAAACATTGTGAAATGTGGATTGGAGGAGACTTAATTTCACCGACTTATTGGTGCTCAGATTGTGACAAAGAGCACAAACATTGGTCATCTGAAGAACATGATAATTTACCATGTTATCTTAAAGCACAATTGAAGAATTAGGAATAAGCTTCAGCAACTGCATTCTTGATACTGTTAACATAATCACTTCCATCTAACAACCATCGGTACTTCCTTCTGTATTTTTCCATATTATCAATTTCACTATAATCATAATAGTCTATGCAAACAAAACCATGATATCTATCTTGTTCATACGATTTACGACAATCTGCACAATAGATAGATGATATTATCTTCTCACCATCCAATCTTATTCCATTCTCTCTAATAAACAGGTTAATGTCAGCTATAATATTTACACTATCATAACTGATTGCTGTTCCTAATAAGGTTTGAAGCAAACATTTCGCTTCATCTCTGTTACCATTTTCCCAATTCCTCTTAATATACTTCAAGTATTTCTGCAGATATTTCGCATCGTATATTTTTATATCTGGATATAAACCTGTAAACGATACAGATAGGTTATTGTCCTTTATGTATTCTTCTACGAGTTTCAGTGAGTCTTCGTGGTCAAATGTGTTATTTAAAGCAAATCTTATACAAGAATTGAAACGTTCTCCATTTTTGTCAAGTTGTTTCAAGTATTGAGATACATATTTTGTATCATCCGCCTTTTTACAGTAAAGATAATTAGTCATATTCATATATACATTAACAACCTTTTATATATAATAAAAAATAGAAAAATGATTATGTATATATCAAGACTATTTTTATTTATATTTGCCAACGATGAAAATATTGGTAAGTTATAAACAAAAGTATATCAAAAAATGTGAAGAATTGGATAGAATAAAGGAAATATATGAAACAAAAATTAAACAACTAGAAAAAGACAATAATAAATTGAGACTATCTATTATAAATAGTAAAACCGCAAAAAATGGATATAATGAAGAGAGACTAGTTTGTGAAGATCTAAATAATAAAAAAGAGATAAGACAATTATTCAAAGAAATTGTGTATGATGAATGTTTCCAAAATAAAGGAAATAGCAAGATAGATATATTATCTAAAAATATGGAACTGACTGCTCAAGTTAAAAAATATAAAGACAAAGTTTTTCAACAGTTAGATAGACATTGGGTTGATGATTTTGTAAAAAGTATTCCAAACTTATATACAATATCCAAAATATTAAAAAATTTATGTGAAATTCCTATAAGTGATGATGGTATACATGTTGATAAAAGTCAGAATAGAAAACTTTTATCAACAGAAAATTATACAACTGAAACTTTAGAAAATTTTATAAATGTATTGAACAATAACAAAAGACAAATACTTGAGTATGTATTTTATGGTAAAGATCAAAATATGAAACCAAAATATTTAATTGCAGTTCAATATGTCAATAAAATACGAAAAAAAATAAAGTTTTTCAAAATGAATAATATTATTCTATTCCTCATGAATAAAAACTTTGAGATATCAAAAAGTAAATCTGTTGTATCATTAGGCAAATCATTGTCATTTCAAAGAAAAGGTGGTGATTGTGGTAAAAAAAGTTCAAATCAACTACAATTCAAAATTGTAATAAGTTCATTAGATATTGACACATCATTTGAGTATAATTTATAATTTTTTTATTATTTCAACAAGAACATTCACAACTATGCTATTGCCCAAGTAAAATAGCATTTTTTTCTCATTTGTTAAACAATTATATTTGAAATCACGATTGAATCCAAACATTTGTAATGCTTCCTTTACATTCAAAGTTCTTATTTTACTATTTATTTCATATAAACCTGTTTTTGCACCTGGTCCACCAGATGAAGCACAAATTGTTGGTCCATATTTATCTATACTATAAACACGTTCTCCTTGTCTACCTCCTTTACCAGTTATTTTATTTATAAGTTTAAATTTCATCATACCATTTCCTTCACATTTTTCCAGTTTATATTTATCTTCATAATCAAAATAATTTTCATCATCAAAATCAATAATTGTGGAAACGGGAACTATATCATTTTTTATATCATCGAAATTGTATGTTCTATTCTTACAACAAACAATATATATACGACTTCTTGATTGTGGCGTTGAATAATATTTCGAATCAATAACTTTGTAACTGAATGTATAACCTCTCTTCTCAATTTCATCTTGTATAATTTTGAATGTTTCACCTTCATGAATTGTTCGCAAATTTTTTACATTCTCTAAAATAATTATTTTCGGATTTTTTTTATCTACAATTTCAAGTATTTTATAAAACAAATTACCCTTTTTAATGTCTTTGAACCCTTGTTTTTTACCAGCTATACTGAATGGTTGACAAGGAAAACCTGCACATAGAATATCAAAATCTGGTATACTCTCTATGTCCACTTCATTAATATCTCCTTCTGGTTTTAATCCATAATTTTCTTCATAAATATTTCTTACTTTATTATCAATATCACATGCAAATACACACTTATAATTCTTGTTAACTTGTCGATTAAATGCAGTATGAAAAGCACCTAACCCACAAAATAAATCAATGTATTTAATATCATTAGACATTATTCTATCTAATATACAATTTTTTTTATATTCCAAAATAATCATTTTTTTCTTTTTTACATACAAATCCAAAGGATTTATCACAAATTCGAAGTATTTTTACAAAAAATATTTAAAAACATAATTACAGTTAAGTATCACTGATTATGTCTAGTGATAATTCAATTACATTAGTGAGAGGTTTGACAAAATTGAAGACTTTAGATAAGCAGATTCAAAATCTGATTCAAGGTACGACCTTCGTATCTGTTGAGGGCGAGTTGAGACCAGTCCAGAACTACGTCAAGAGTGCTCCATCAACTTATCAGAAGATCAACGACTTGATTGAGTTCAGGCGTAAATTGAAGTCTGCTATCATCACTAGCAATGCTACAACACATATCACCATCTGTGATAGAACCATGACTGTAGCAGAAGCTATTGAGGAGAAGCAATCCATCAAGCACAAGAAGTTGTTGCTCTCAACTTTGAGACAACAGCATACCCAGTACTTGAGAGAGGTTGAGACACACAATGCTAGGATCAGATCGAATTTGGAGAAGGAGACCAAGTTCCAGTCTGATGACAAAAAGACAGAAACATCTGAGGAGTACCAGAGAGGTTACATGAAGCTTCACCAGATCAGATTGTTCGATCCGATTCATGTAAGGAAGCAAATTGATGACTTGGACACTTATATTCGCGAGTTTGAGTGTGAGGTTGATCACGTCCTCTCTGAATCCAACGCTGTAACCAAGATTACTGTATAGTGTATAGAATATATAGAACACGAAAAACTTGTAGGAGAAATAATACCCCCTAGGAGCTTACAAAGGAGTGAAGCTCCCCGGTCTTTGTAGTACGAAACTTATTGGAAGTGATATTCCCTTATCTACTGGGTTAATGTAGATGATGAATTTATGTTAATATTCTCTTGAAAATGAGCAATATTACTCTATTTTGAAAAGTTCACAGTTTATAGTTCAATTTTCATTTTCACCTTGTGCTTGGATGCATCATGTGACATCAAGCTTTATAGTTCAATACAACAATAGGATCACATATAACTGAAATAATGTTATTTTGTTCTTAAAGTTCAAGATTCATACCGCGTCGCACTGCGAATGTCGGTCAAAGCTTTTGAAAATCTCGGATACACGTGGTCTTTGGTTTAATTTCACACCTCGATAATACCCCTGAGCAGTTCTATGAAGGACACGATGATGAAAATCATCTATGGTTGACAATAGCAATATTGATTTATATTGTTTTTCGATAATCAACATAAGGTATCGTGACTGAGTGGTCTAAAGTGATAGCCTCGAAAACTATTGGGCTCTGCCCGCGTAGGTTCGAATCCTACCGATACCGCAAAGGGAGTCAAGTTCCCAAAGGGAATAATTTTCCCATATATTGAAAATATACTTAGTTAGAGAAATTAAGTAAGTATATATATATATATATTTGTGATGTTGAAACACTTAGCGGTACAAATAATGTACGTGATTACTACCATGTGTTTGAGAAAGTGATAAGATAAATTTTGATTTAATAGCTTAAAAATTAGTTGACAAAATAATTGATAATGGCTGATTTTATGAAAAACCGAACAGAATTGATTGTACATGAAGAGTACACCGGATGTGGTTATATTGTTGAACTCAATGTTTATGAACGAGAGGAACTACTTGGAGGTCTCTTGAATGAAGATGGATCAATTCCACCTAACAGATCTTTCATTAATGAACTTAGATACAAAGTTTTCAGATACTATGACAACAATAAAGTTATAACCAAGGAGGAGAAATGTTATACAGATCATAAATATTCGAACAAGAAATTTTATAAAGTATCCTTATTTACCAATGGTGTATTGAATGACAGAGATGGTGAACCAGCAGTTACAAAATATCTTCGCAATGGTAAAGTTCAACTTAAGAGATGGTACACTAATGGTCAGATTCGCAAAGTGGATATATAATCAACAAGAGTATGGACCTCCAAGAAATAGAGATTTATTTTATACGAAATATTTAGAAGTATCTCTTCCATCAACCTAAACTTCGATGTACTTACTATTTGTTATATACTTATTTATTAATGGACTACACAGACAGGCTATTGCTGATCTTCTTCCAATTTGTCCATCAAGTGAATTGTCCGCTCTGTTTCCATTTCCCGCGAATGACCATGGATCCCATGCATTAACAAACAGAACAGATTCAGGATCTTCCAGAGTGAAAGGATATTTTGCAATATCTCCGACAACGTGAGATCCCATTGGATCTCCGACAACTGATGAATAAGCGTTTGTTACATATATATTCTTTCTACCATATGATAAGAAGTTACACCAAATACCTAACCTCTTACGCTCTTTCAATGTTTCTCTCAAGAATTCTCCAAAAACTTGAGTGAATATTAATTTAACCTCTGTTGAGTAAGCACCGGAGAAAGCGGACATACCGATACCTGTGAACAATATTGTTTTCAGATTGCGGTGTCCTCTATTTCTCAACTCTTTGAAACATACATATATCTTATTTATTACCTGTTTGAATATTCTGGTGTATTTTGGAATGTTTAATTTACCATTATTTCTTACCAACTGTTTGAAATCAGGTTGTTCAGGACTGTCCAGAGCCAAACCTATTGAGTTTATCAAATGTATATATACGGTTTTTCCTTGAGAGTAGAAGGGTGTATAACAGTATACCGCGATATTCACTATACCATGTTTCTCAACAATGTCTCCATAAGCACCGAATGTCCATCCAAAATATTTCTTCATGAGCTCTTTATTGTACTTTGGTTTCATACCGATATTTACAGGTTCTCGTTGAAGAACGAGTTTTTTGACAATGGATAGATTGTTACCTTTGTCATAAAATACCAGTGTTCTCTTTGCACATATTTTATAATACTCTGTTTTTGCAAAATCATCTACCCATTTTGGAAAATCGAATCCAGGACAATAAACTTTTCTCAATTTCTGTATATTATTCATTTATAATTGATACCTGTATATTTTTTTTATACTATTTGCATAACATATACAGAAAAAATTGATAAATAAATACTATCAACCAACAACAACACAATATTAATCATGAATATTGTAACACACAGTGGAGAATTTCACACAGACGAAGTTTATGCAACTGCATTGTTGACATATCTATTTAATATTGAAGACGAAAATATTACAAGAACTCGTGACCCAGTCATTATTAACAATTCCGAAGATAATGAGAACACAATTATTATTGACGTTGGACGCAAGTATAATCCAGATAAGTTGTTTTTTGATCATCATCAAACAGAGTTTAATGATAGTTTTAGTGAGGATTACAACATTCCTCTCAGTTCATGTGGACTAATTTGGAAACATTACGGACAAGATATTGTTCAAACATATCTGGATAGGAACAATTTGTCAAAAGATGAATTTGTAATTGAGGATATTTATCAACAATTTTACAAACGAGTCGTTCTGTCAATTGATGCCAACGATAATGGAGTGAAACAATTGAAACATCCTGAAAAAGTCAGGTACAATTTCAAATACAATCCTACTTTGACAGAGATGGTATCGCTATTTAACAGTAATAATGATGACGATGAGAAACAGATGACTCAGTTTTTGAAGGCTCGAGATCTCTGTTCGCAGATGTTTCAGAATCAGATCGGATCTATTGTATCAAAGTACTTTGAGTATCAAGAAGGATTGGATGAGTTCAGAAAAGTTTTGGATGAAAGCAGAAATTTGGAATACATGTACTTTGATAACGATAATATCTATTATGATATGTATCTGAACGAATTTGACAAAGAGAAGAGATACAAATTCTTCATTTGCAAGAGAAGTAACAACAACTATCGAATTTATACTCGACGCAAGAACAGCTACAGTTTCGAGAAAGTTGCACCAATAATCTCAGAAGATCACGCAAAAGAGCTCGTTGGAAATGATTTGGTGTTTGTTCACAAAGCTCTTTTCATCGGAGGATGTAAGACACTCGAAACAGCACGGAAAGTTGTTGAAGCATCGCTTCGCAAACATCATACAACCAAGAAGAGATCAATGACATATACCGCTGTTGGAGTATCATGTGTTGTAGGTCTTTTGGCTGTGCTATATCCTTTTTTTAGGAAGTAGATACTAAAATATTATAATTAAAGGAAAGGGAGAGTGCATCTTCCTTTTGAACCCTATACGTTAACCAGTATATATTTAGGATATACTGAGTTTGATTTTAGATATTAAGTTCAGTTTTGGGAGTTAGACCCTTTTCTTAAAAGGGTCTAAAAATACTTAAAGATATAGCAACGTATATAGATTGTGTCAAAGAGACATTAGCTCAGTTAGGTAGAGCGTTAGATTCTTAATCTAATGGTCGTGGGTTCAAGTCCCACATGTCTCATAGGTGCATTAGCTCAGATTGGTAGAGCGTTAGACTCTTAATCTAATGGTCGTGGGTTCAAGTCCCACATGCATCATTTTAACAACCTTAACTTAACATAGACACCTATGCTAAGTTTTTAATATATTCAGAAAAAAATGATGCAAAAAAATATGAGGAATAAAAAGATCTTATGTTGATTGGCTCTTTAACAGGGAGTCTGCAAACCATGGGATGTTGTCCTTCGGTTTTTGAAATACATGGATACGCTTCAAGTGTATCCAATAACTTGGATGTGACATAAGCTGGTTTCAATCAGCTGGGATGTTGATAAGGACGCTGTTGGGCGACCTTTTATTCAAGTCACAACAATAGTTGTGAAAAAAGAGAACATGAGCGTATGTAACATGCATTCATGTTTTGATGTTAAACGAACTGGTTTGTGATCAGTTCGAATATTTTAGAGATCGCTGATGGGGCGACCTCAAAAGCTCACGGCTTTTTTCCGTGAAAAAAAGACGTGGTATAAATCCACGCAAACACACAAAACTCCCTCACTAAATGTGAGGAAACTTAGTATTTCAAAAATCAGTGCATCACGCCATGCCGGGGGTGAGGATTTATCTTCGTCAACGACAAAGCGTTGAATAGTACTTGGAAGAATGTCGATTGGTTTTCATAATAATTTACAGTTTCTCATGAAACAACCTTAATTTTACCTTTATTTATGATTTTTTTTTCATCAAAAAAAATTGATGCACAAAAATATGAGAAATAAAAAAATGTTATATTGATCAGTCATTTGTGACTGACCCTTTATCTGATTGTATTAGAGATGGTTATATTGTGGGAGGTGAGACGATCTGGTGGATGTTCCAGTTGAGGTGTTTTGTGACGCTTTTTAATGGAGAGATTTGTTGGTGAGTAACACTGTTGGGTGTTTGAGCAGTCATTGACTGTTAATTTATTCAAAGGACTTCGGTCCACACAAAAACACGGCTCTTGTAGTCGTGCAAAAAAAATCAAAGGATCTATCGGTTACGGTAGATTTGTAATTAAATACAAAGAAGATCGGTGTTGTGTACGCCATGCCTAGGTAGGATTTATTCTGCTTTGTGCAAAGCGTGTATTACACTGTAGGGATCAGAATCGGATGGCTTTCATAATTACCTTTATATAAAAATTAATTTTTCTTTTTCATAGGATATCGAGTTCCTATAACTAATCACATTACCTACTTATTCAAGTGGTCTAAGGGGATACAATGTGCTAACGCACACGTGGCTTCAAATCTCACAGTAGGTATTGTACATTCCGGTTAGCTCAGCTGGTTAGAGCGATGGTCTTATGAACAACCGGTCGCGAGTTTGAGCCTTGTACCGGAAAATTTATCCCTTATAACAACAAACCTTTACCAAACGTTAATTATACCATCGGTTGGTTCTCCAAGTTCTCTTATTTGAAGATAAAATTGGACTTCATAATCATAATTCTTGAAACGGTGACCGTAATAGTATTCATGTTCCAAATAATCGTAACATCCAAAATTTCTTGGATTCATTTTATCATTATAAAATATCGTATAGCAATCTTTGAACTTACCGTTCTCTTGTTTGTAAAAATTCTTAATTATACGTTTACACTCTTTTTTTGCAATATCTTCACTATCACATATAAAGTATTTAACGTAATCATCTTTGTCATCAGAATCTCTATACAATTGTAACCTAATTATCCATTTAGCCATATTGTTGAATAATATTTTATATGCTTTTAAGTTAACAAAATGAAAATTATTTTTCCCTAGGTATTATTGTACCTCATATTAATCGCCATACACCAGTAGCACAATTGGCAGTGCGTCGGTCTTCTAAACCGAAGGTTGTGGGTTGAGTCCCATATGGTGTATTTATAAAAAAAAAATGATTTTATTATTAAATATAATTGATTTATATTTATTACAATCATACTCTTATGAATTTACAAGATAGTATCAATGAAGTTAAAAATGAAAATCCTTTATGGAAAAGCAACCCAAAAATTATAGGAAGAGCTGGTGAAAAATATTGTTGCAAAAATATGAATTGTATTAAATGTAATGGATTTAATTGGTTGGAATGTAAAACAAATAAAAAATCAATTGATCAAATATGTAAATTATGTAAGAAAAAATATCAGATAAAATGTAAAAATATTACAGAAAAAAAATATACTAAAATAATTAAAAATAAGGTATTCAAAACCCTCGGAGCAGAATATAAAACCACGTTGGATAGTATAAAAGAAAATATAGATTATATAATAATTTTATACAATAAGAAAGATTATATGATACATGGTATTATACACATAAAAAGTATCAATATAACTTCTGATAATATTATTCCTAGGAAACCTTTGAGTAAAAATGCTAAGAGAGCAGGATGGCAAGGATGTAATTTACATTTTACAAAGTTTAATTGTATTGAACAAAAACATACAAAAAATGATTAATCTCTACCACAATATTATAATAATTGATTTATTTTTTAGTTAAAAATATAACATATTATTAACTAGAGTATGAGTTGGAATAAACCACAAAAATGCACTCATTATTTACGATGGTGCATACCAATATGTACAGAGTGTCAACGATCTGATGTGAATTGTCACCATTGTCATAATGAGATTGCTGATCATGTTATGGACAGACATAAAGTAACACACATGAAATGTCTATTATGTAACTGTTACCAAAAACTTAACGAAATTTGCAAAAATCCAGAATGTTACCCAAGAAAGCACCGTAATTTCTGCGGAAAATGTGCCTTGTGGGATGACAAAGCTAACAAGAACATCTACCACTGTGATAAGTGTGGTATATGTAGAGTTGGTAGGGATACAGAGTACAAACATTGTGATAAATGTAATGTTTGTTGGGATAAACGGGTATACGAGACACATACATGTAAGATTAATCAAATGGGAAGAGAGTGTCTGATATGTCTCGAGAACTGTTGGGATTCACAAGAATCATCAGGTATCCTGAAATGTGGACACAGTTTTCATAGAAGATGTATTAACAATTGGCTAAAACAGAGCTACAAATGCCCATACTGCTCCAAAACAGCAGTTGACCCTACAATGTTATGGACTATAATAGAACAGTATGTTAACGCATCTGTTCTACCTGATGAATGTAAAGATTGGACAACATTAGTGTCCTGTAATGATTGCGAAAAACAGTCAGAAACATCGTTTCACCCAGCCTATCACAAATGTGGTCACTGTGGTGGATGGAATACACAAACCATCAAAGTTAATAAACCACAAGCTGACGCACCAACCAACACCTAAGATCTACAACAGTATCTTGACTTCGTTGCAACATTATCTTTATAATTAATATTAACAATATCCTCATTCTTTTCCAGATCAATCTTACTCTCATTAATCATCAAGTACACTTCTTCCGCAATTTCATTGTAAGTTTTCTGAACATCCTTTGGTTCAGTAACTATACTCATCTCTTTGTACTTAACTTTACCATCAATATTTTCTAACATATCCATTACATCTCCATTGAAAACCTTTCTTTTATCAACAAGATCTAACTTATTACCAATAATATAAAGAACACCATTACTCTTATCCAGTTCATCTTTGATCTGTTCATACCAATACTTTATATTATCGAAACTCTTCTTATTTGTTAAATCAAAGAAGATGAAAGCTCCAATAATTCCCTTGTAATAACTCTTTGTTATAGCTCTATACCTCTCCTGTCCAGCGGTGTCCCACAACATAAGTTTCACATCTGTACCATCTTTTAATTTGACAATGCTCGAGATGAATTCTACACCGATTGTAGAATGGTGATCATCCGGCAAATGTCCACATTCAAGAATGTTAGAAAATGATGTTTTTCCAACATTTGGATCTCCTAACAGAATAATTTTAAAAGAGTACTTATAACTCATACTTTTCAACTATATCTTATTATAGAATCTTTTTTAAATACTGTTTTTCTTAAAATGTAAGTACACATCTGTTCCAATCCCCTTAATCGAGTTTATATGCACACTATCATCAAAATATTTCACCATCAAATTTGTAATAGGTAACCCATAGCCATAACCTGCCAATGGTGAACTTCCATCGAAATCGTTCAAATTATCGCTATTATCCAATCTCTGATTCTTCGCAGTTGAATAGAAGTAACTCCATATATTCCTTAAATTATCACATTCTATACCATCTCCTTTGTCTGATATTTTGACAGATACATGAGTATCATTATTACATATCAACACATCTATCTCATCGGAACTGTTCCTACTTTCTATTGTCGATCTCATACTATTCTTAAATAATTCCAAAAAAATATAAAACATATTGTCTCTTATAAAGGGAAATACTGGCGGTTCACCAACTATACTCATGTTTATTTTGGGGGAATCATCAAACACTCTCTCACATATCATTCGTGAAATTTCAGCAGCATCATTTATGACATTTGTTATTGGCTCATGAATACTTACAATACCGTTGTAATGGATAGTATTCAGATTTGCATTTTGTAAACTTAGATAGTGTGAAATAAGTAATCTTATACTTATTCTATTTGAGTAGAACATATCCAGATAATTGTTTATTCTCTCTCCTCTACAATTCAAATCCAAGTACTCCAATATATTAAAACTATCCCCAAAAACAGAATGAAGATGCTCTTTGTACTCTATAATGCCATTGGCAACTGTTATCAATGTTGAAGAGTGTCTATTGTATATACCTTCCAATGTTTTTGCATACTCATTTTCATCATAAATATTAACAGTGTTCAACTCACCAAACGATTTTATATACCATTCATTAACCTTCTGTATAGAAGGCATCATAGATATACCACTGGGAAAATTCTCAATCTCCAATATTTTATGGGACAATCTAGCTTTCAAATCCTCATTTAACAACATTGTCATATTTGTCGTTGGATGGTTTTTGTATCGTAATAGATTATTCATTGTTATTTTGGTATTGGCTTTCCTGTAATACTTATTTATATCTCTATGTAGAGAGTTTGTTGAGAATAATCGTTTAGTTTGTCGCAACATATATAATTAAAAATTATATTTTTTAAACTTAGCTTAAAAAGGTGGTATTATAATAACTCTATGATGAATATAGAGGACATTGTTAAAAATAAGACAAATATTTTTAAAGAGAACAGTCTTCTTGACTCATATGTTGAGGAGCTTGTCAATATTAACCCTCAAACACCAAAAGAGTTTGAGAAAGCGTGTATTACATGTAGAAGAAAATTCAAGACCTGTCCAAAAAAGGCACATATTATAAGCAGATACAGACATCTTGTCATTAATGGGAAGCTAGAATACAATGAGGATATGGAGAATTTGATGGTCAAGAAACTTGTCAGAAAGTCATCAGGTGTTCAGGTTATAACTGTTCTAACATCACCATATCCGGAGTTTACAGATAAAACATCTGGTGAGCGAAAGAAGCAGAAGTTCAGTTGTGGGAAGGATTGTTATTACTGCCCAAATGAGAGAGAGGTTGTGTTGAGTTGTTGGGTTGATAAACAGTTGGAACAGGACGAGAAGTTTAGTAAGTTTCAGGTGACATCTATGGATGATTTGGATGAGGTTGAAGTTGTTACCTATTTTATGGTGGATGCTGAGAAGTATCCAATCATAAGTTCGAGAGATTATAATAAAGAGACAAAGACATTCACAATGGTTGTTATGAATAAGTTTGCACATTTGTTGGAGAAAGATTGTGAGATAAAGGTTGTTAAGGTTGAGCAACCTAGAAGTTATATCTCAACTGAACCTGCGGTTAGGAGGGCAAATGCGAACAATTTTGATCCGGTTTTGCAGTTTTATGACAGAGCGATGGTTCTTAAGGAATGTGGTCATATTATTGATAAGATTGAGGTTCTTGTATTGGGTGGAACTTGGTCGCACTATCCAGTTTCTTATCAGGAGGAGTTTATAAGGGATATCTATTATTCTGCGAACACTTTTAATGATAGTGTTAAGAGAGAGAAGATGAGTTTGGAAGATGAGATTGAGGCTAACCAGACTGCACAGAGTAGGATTATTGGTTTGACTTTGGAAACACGTCCAGATTGTATTACAAAGTATGAGATAAGAAGGTTTAGGAAATATGGATGTACAAGAGTGCAGATTGGTGTTCAACATATTGATGATTCTGTTTTGTTAAAGATTAACCGTGGTTGTTACACAAAGGATACTATTAATGCTATATTCCTTTTGAAACAGAATGGATTCAAGGTTGATATTCACTTGATGCCTGATCTGTATGGAAGTACATATGAGAAGGATATTGCAATGTTTGATAAGTTGTTGGGTGTTAAAGAGATGAATGAGACTAGGATGATTGATTGGAGACCTATTAAACTAGGATCTGTTACAGCAGTTCATTTTATGTTATTTTATATGTTTTACAATATATTCATGTGGATTCCAGCAATGATTTTACTTTATGTTCTTTGGGGATCGATCAATGTGATACGTGATACACCGAGAGAGTTTTCTATTAAGAAGTTCAGATATAAACTTGCTGAGCCAAAAATCCAGGCTGATCAGTGGAAGATCTATCCTACAGAGGTTGTTCGTTGGACAAAGTTGTTCGATCTGTTTAAGGAGGGAGAGTACAAGCCTTATGCTGAGGAGATTAATGATGCGACTGGTAATAAGAAAATCGTGGATGTGATTCTACATGCAATGAGGAATGTTTATCCTTGGATAAGGTTGAATCGTGTTATTAGGGATATTCCTACAACGGAAATTTATGGAGGTAATTTGGATATCAGTATGAGAGGAAAGTTGGAGCAGATGTTGGTTGATGAGGGAAATCCATGTAAGTGTATAAGGTACAGAGAGGTTGGTAAGAAGAAGATTAATGTAGATGATGTTCAATTGGTTGTTAGGGAGTATAGGGATAATCGGGCGAATGAGTACTTTATCTCTTTTGAGAGCAAGGATCTATCAACAATTTATGGGTTTTGCAGATTGAGATTGAATGAAACAGATGAGGGAGTTCAGTTTGATGAGTTGAAGAGAACAGCGTTGATTAGGGAGTTGCATGTTTATGGTATGATGATTCCACATGCGACTGTGAAGAAAGCAACTCAGCATTTGGGATTTGGAAAGAGGTTGTTGAAGACAGCGGAGAGGATAAGTTGTGAGAATGGATTCAAGAGAGTTGCGGTCATCTCTGGAATCGGTGTGAGACAGTATTATGAGAAGAATGGGTACAAACAGAACGGAACATATATGGTTAAGACAATGAGTGATGATGAAATGTGGCATTAAATTGTATATTTCGGCCATTCATTATTATTTAACATTCTGAAAAAATCTTCATTTACGGCTACTTCTTGGTGTTTAGAATTTCCAACAAGTACAGGAGAGTTTTTATTGAATACTTGATCATTCATTTGATTTATTGTCACAGATTTGTCTTGTGCAACAAGTGTAACTGTTTTTTGTAACGATTCTTGATTGTAATTATAGTATGTTAAATTTTTGAAATACTCCATTGACATAAAATCTTTTATAAATACCACAAACGGTTTGCCACTGAAAAAATGTTGAATTTTATCTATAATTTCGTCGTAAATTTCACCCCCTATCTATGAGAATCTTTAAATATAAATGTTTGATAAATTCTCTCAAAATTTTATTTTCATTGGAATTATTGAATAGTTTTGCGTTATTATATATTTTACCCAAAACATCAATTGTTTCTTTTTTATTTTGTGGTTTGTCGTAATATTTTCTCATGATTTTGTTTATTTTATCTATTTTTTCATTCGCTACTTTATTTCTTTCGTCTCCACTTATTTTTTCATATTTTTCTGCTAAATATTCTCCAAGTTTAATTTCTACTAATTTATTACCATGTTTACACACAAGTAATATATCCCATGGAGCTTTTTTAACATTATTCTTTATTGTAAACCACTTATTATCGATATTTTGTATTGTGTAAGTTTCGTTTTTTTCTACATCTCTAAATTTATCTCCTATATTGATATTAAATTTTCTCAATATTGGTAATACATATTTATTATTCTCCGCATTCATATTCATTACATGATTTATAAGTTTTAATAAAATATTATCCCAATATTCTCTACCCCCTAAAAATGGAATATTTTCATACTCAAAACTTCTTTCCGCAATTTTCATAAATTTGTCAAAAGATTCTATAGATCTGTTAATGTACAACAAAAGAACTAATAATGTTGTTCTTGCATAACATTGATTTGCAAATCCAGATATATGAATTCTCATCAACTCTGTAATTGTTTTTTTGAATTTAGGCATTTTGTTATTTGTAACAATTGGTATTATAAGTTCACTTCCTGTGAAACTTTCTAATCTCCATATTTTTTTAGTTTTTCTACTGTTTAGTTGAACATTTCTACTGTTTAGTTGAGCATTGCTACCGTTTAGTTGAACATTTCTACTGTTTAGTTGAGCATTGCTACCGTTTGGTCGATCATTGATACCGTTTGGTCGATCATTGATACCGTTTGGTCGATCATTGATACCGTTTGGTCGATCATTGATACCGTTTGGTCGATCATTGATACCGTTTGGTCGAGCATTGCTACCGTTTCTATTATTTCTACTATTTTTATTTTTAAACGCGAGTGATGTTTTGCCATAGTTTTTACTCTTCTTCTGTAAATTTCTGTAAACACTTTCTAATTCTTGTGTCATCTTTATTTTTTGTGATTTTTGGTTTTCCATATTTTTTTGTACAGTTTGTCCTTTGTATTTTTTTATAGATTTTTCTATTCTATCACCATATAATTGTTGAAAGTTTTTGAACACATTATGTGGATCTTTATTAGATTTTAATTTTCCTTGCAACCATGTACTCATTTGTGCATATATTTTGTTTTTCCCGTAAGCAACCGCTGATTTTCCACTAGTTGCTGTTCTCAACTTTCTGATGTTTATATTATCAACACCTGTACTCATATATATATATATATATTTGAGGATGGTTCAGTTGTTTATTATGACAATTAAAAAATTACATAAAAAGTATTTTTAATATTTTTCTAGTTATGTCTAATAAAGATTATTTGATTACTGATAAAAATTTTTTGAGAATTAAAAAACCAACAAATATCCAAAAAGTAGAAGATCCAGTACTTCCAGAAGGATCAATATATAAAAGATTTGATAATATACTTACATATCGAAGTATTATTGGGGATGAGAAAAACATTGATAATTTCTACATCAATGGTTTTGGATATGATGTAAGTATTCATAATATGTACTGTGAATACTGTCATAATGCAATAATTTATGATAATATATTTGTAAATTATTGTACAGATTGTAATTTATATATATGTGAATTCTGTTTTGGTCAGAGGGATGAAAAAATTAAGCAGAAAACTTTATTTCCCTACTTCAACCCACGTGATAATATTGGTCCAGACAGAGAGATTGTTTGTAAGAGTGAGTCACATAAGATAAAGACTATTAAAATATCAGAACATCCAAGTGTTCAATCTTTTTGTAATATTTGCAAACAAGATATTACAGAAAATTATTATAGGGATTATGAAAAATATTACAATATTTGTAAGAAGTGTTCAAAAACAAATTATGTTCCAGAAAATATGAAACTTATTGACTTGGAAAATTTCGATTACTTCGGTTTTGGTTCAATATACGATTGGACACCAATATTGACCGATCCTCATGGTTTACATTTATTAGTGAATATTAATAAGGATAGTGAAATGTTTGGAAGATTGTGTGTGGCATGGCTCAATGCAGATGTAATCTCTTATACTCTTTTGAAGAGTTCTGAGAGATTGGAAGATATTATTAAAGGAAATGATATATTTGCGAAGTTGGTTGGGTTTAAATATACTGATTTGAAAGCTATTTTGTTGCATTTCAATCACAAACATGACTTATTGTTTCTTAAAGATAGAGATAACTATTATGAGGAAGAATTGTTTGAAATTGTCAATGTCAAAATGCCGTCTAGATATGAATATCCTGTAGATTTGAAGTTTCTTGGTAAATGTAAATATACATGGTGTAGTACACATAATATATACTCTTATTTTGATGATTTTATGACTAGAGACAATAGGATAGTGATGGTAAATAATGATTATGTTGGATTTTTTAAGGATCAAGTTATATGTGTCAAATGTAGTTGCACTTTATTTGGTGAAACAGGTGATTATTTTTATTGTAAAAAGTGTAATTTCAATATATGTAAGAGATGTTCTACTGCCGATGAAAATGCATGTGGTATAAATCACGAATCTGAATTGGAAGAGAGAGATCTGTTGAGATGTTCTTTGAACTTTTATTGTGATAGATGTTCAAAATGTATGAACAAGATTGTTAATAAAGGATATAATTACAATTTTTATGAAATTAGACCATATTATGGAAGTAGAAAGTTGAATATCGATTTTTGTGAAGAGTGTTCAAAGAATAAATATTGTAAGAAAATGATAGAGATGGAGAATTTTGAATATATCAATTTACGAGAGACATACGATCATTTCGGGTTTGGATCTATATTCGATTGGATACCAATTATGAAAGATAAACAATTGGACTACATAACTATCAATTGTAACCCAGATTCAAAACATTTTGGAAAAATTGGAATGACAATAGATAAATCACGTAGTTATATATACAAGTTTTATATGTTGGATATAAGTTTAGAACAACTTATTGAAAAAATAGGTAATGGTGATTTTGCGGATGTAATTCAGGATAATCATCGTTTGAGTAATAGTGATTTGTGGTGGTAGGAAGTTAACAATTGATCAATTTTTACACCCAATGAAGTTTTCTTTGATAAAAACGACACGTTGAGATGTGTTGTTCGCGAAGGAACTAACAAAGATGTCTATGACTAGCGTCATGTAACACTGACTAGCCTCGTGTAACACTGACTAGCGTCGTGTTATACAAGATATCTTAAATGTGTAATTAATCTGCATTTTATGTTGAATGAAGAACACTTCTCCATCCTCAAAACTATCAACAAATGGAACATTAACAGAGTATATACCATTATCAATATTTGTCACTCTATGACCACCTTGGAAGAACAATGAGTTTGCATCATTATTTTGAACTCCTTTGTTACATTTCGCGAATCCTAATCTGGAAACTTTCTTTTTATTCTGTGGAAACTGTTTAGGCTTTTCTATAATAATTCCTTCTCTATTAAAACCAACAATCTTTGATAGATTATTAGTTATTTTACTATTGTACTCTGAAACCGTGTATAGGTAGTGATCACTTTTACTTAATATTTCGTAATCCCCAATTCTTCTGATTTCATTATTCTCAAATGCTTTTTCGAAAACATCTCTGACATTCACAAATGTAGTCTCATTCTCATCATTCGTCACATTGAATGATATTGAAATATACTCTCTCTTATCCGTCAATATATTATCAAAAAGTTCATCTTTATTGATATTACTCTTTAAATCTATAATATCTTGCACAAAGTTGTATCCTATATCTGTACATTTCTCTATCTTCTTTATACTAACAGATTCTTTGAAATGAATTATATCACTGAATGATGGTGATCTATCATAAAAGTACAAAAGATCCCCAGTATTAATATTGTGTTTCACATTATCATGTAGTGTGAATGATACCATTCCATCTGAATTGAATAGAGATTTGATATGTGTTTTGTCATTACCAACTGTATACTTCGTTCCATTCTTTGTTTCCAATTTCAGTGTGAGTTTATCTATAACACCTAGTTCACCAGACTCATATTGATGTATCTCATGTTCACCAGAAGGTTTAAGTTCTGCAAATTTATTACCAACTTTATTTGGAATAAGTTTCGCAAAAGCATCATTCACATGTTTGTTACTACTCTCATATGGTCCACTTATCTCCTCTATATTCAATAATATATACGGTTCATCATCCAAGCTTACACCACCGTACTCTCCATACTGTTGAACCGGAACTGTTACAGATTTGCATTCGATATCAAGAATATTTATATAAACTGGTTGAATATTCGACGATTTATTATTCTGTTCAACAACTTTGTGTTCATACAGAACATTTCCATGTTTATCAACATACCTCTCAACACTTTCAGTATCCCTCTTTGCAAACTCTATCTGAAAATTGTTCGGATCTGGGTACAACGATAAATCCCTATCCATTCTCGAATCAATGTCAATATAATGATCAACTCTTTTCAGTAGCTGTTCTGGAGCTTGTGCTACTGGTCCATAATTCATATTATCTTGATCATGTATATCCATCATCTCATCATCTTGTTCCGGTGCAAACATTGATCCAGTGTGGAAATTCGGCTGTTGTTGAAACAACATATCTGGTGGTGGATTATTTTGCTGTGGCTGAGGATGTTGCTGTAGCTGAGACTTACTTTGCTGAGAATCACGTTGCTGAGACTCACGTTGCTGGGACTCACGTTGCTGAGACTCATGTTGCTGAGACTCACGTTGCTGGGACTCACGTTGCTGGGACTCACGTTGCTGAGACTCATGTTGCTGAGACTCACGTTGCTGAAACAAAGTGTGCGGAGGAGGATTGTTATTATTTGTTGAACTAGTGAATAGTGTTTGTCTTTGTTGCTGGGGCTGAGGTTGTTGCTGAGATTGCGATTGTTGGAATAATGTCTGAGGTGGAGGATTATTTTGTACCGGTTGTTGTTGAACCATAGGTTGTTGTTGTTGGAATAATGTATGTGGTGGAGGGTTATTTTGTATAGGTTGCTGGTGTTGATGTTGCTGAGATAAGGTGTTTGGGGTAGGGTTATTTTGCATAGGTTGCTGGTGTTGCTGAAATAGAGTGTTTGGTGGAGGGTTATTTTGTATAGGTTGCTGTTGCTGAAATAGAGCATTTGGTGGAGGATTATTCTGTGGTTGTGTTAAACTAGTACCACTTCGGAACAATGTATCAGGATGTGGGTTATTCTTGTGTCCAAATGAGTTTGGTTTGTGATCAGGTTCTGGATCTATCCCTGGACTTTGTGGTTGATGAACTGGTAAGTTTTTGTTATCAGTAACTGTTTGCACATATTGTTCAGCCATGCTCTCTGTTTGACTATTCATTCTCTTTTGTGCTTCATCAAAACTACCGAATCTATTCTGTTCAGAATTGAAGTTACTTTCCCTCTGTTCAAGCATATTTTTAAACAGTTTATCAGTTGGCACTTGATTATTTACTGGTTTGTCCGCAAAATCTACTTCCTGTTTTTTAGGAAACATACTGTCTCTACTCTCCTTTATTCTATTGAATCTCTCATCCAACTGAATGTTCTTTTTCAAACTTGGTTGTAATTGAGGTCTGTCCATAACATTTGTATTGTTATTGAGATACAACTGTTTATTGGTATCAAATATATGACTACTCGCCTCATTTTTTCTCATTAATCCAGGTATTTTACTATCATTTAGTACCAAAAATATGACTTTCTTATTAAGTGATAAGATGTAGTTGTTTAAAGGAATATGTTTTGGTGGAGGATTTCTTATCTCCTTCTTTACATCTTCAATCTTTTTCATTAAGATCGATTCGAAATTGATGTTCTTACCCAATCTGTTTTGTAATGCCTCTTTTAAAAGATTTATGTTGTACTGGCTCAAAAAAGTTGAACTCATTTTATTCTAATTACTACTCACTTTTTATTTATATATAATTAACCAACCATATATAAATAATTTTTCATAATATTTTTTAACACACCATTTTGAGATAGTCCTCAAATCTCCTATATTTTGTGAATGTTTTCCATGTTTCATTTTCAATAAAAGATAAAAGAACTGGATCTATATACATCTTCTTTAATATTCCCAAATTATCCTTCAATATTTGCATTCTCTTAAAGAAATCGTTTCTCCACACTCCCTTTTTTAAGTATTTGTAAAGATCATCTAAGGATTTATAATTCGTTTTTTTCAATAGTTCATCTGTATATTGTTTGTTAATTGGATTTTTTAACATAGCATATAGATAATCACAGAAAATATTGAGAGATGGTCTATAATGTACATATCTAACAGAGTAGTTGTACTTTTTCAATAGTTTTTTTATAAAAAAGTTCAATATCATTTCGTCAAATCCAAATTCGAATCTTGGATCGTTTCTATTCTGTATCTCATTGGGATAGAATGCATCAAGTCTCTTCAAAATTCTCTTAAAACTCTTTGAGAATTCCGAATTAGGATT